ATGACCGCGCCAGCCCAGCGGCGGCGCTTGCTCGGATTTGAGGCCGTGGGCCAGGGTTTTCGCCAGGTAGCGGGCGACTCCTCCCGCGTCGTTCACGGCACCGGCCCACTGGCCGACCGGCAGCGCGTCTACCCGCTCGCACCACAGGCCAGCGATCAGGGTCCGGAAGGCGTCCAGCTCTTCGACGGGGACGCCTTTGACCAAGAGGTTCAGATGCAGAGCACCACGGCGCTGAAATTCGACCTGCACGAACCAGGCCACGTCGGGCCAGCGCCGACGCGCGGCCCGCCTAAGGTGCTCCAATGCCCGGTACGTGTCGCCCCGCGTCAGGTGCTCGCGCGCGGTGAGCACCATCCACAGCGTCGGGGCGTCCTCGGCGGCGTCGATGAGAAGCATTTCGACGGTCTCCAGCACGTAGAGCAGCTGGCAGTACAGGCACCGGTTGGTAGCCCTACAGCGCCCCCGGACAAGCTCTCCCGTGGTCTCATTGAGGAGGCGAAGCGAGTCGGGCCAGCGCGGGCACCCAGCGGCAGGGGGGGAAATTCCCTCATGGCAGTCAAGAGGAGCCGGTTCCGTCCGGGTCGCTAGGGCTGTCAAGGTCGCCCCTTCGGGGTGGCCTGCGGCCAGTCCTGACGGACCTCTCTTGACAGCCGCGACCCTTCCGGAGTGTGGTTAGCTGTTCCCCGGGGGGGAGGGGTAACGGCTGGACGGTCGCCTAGCGGGGCTCTACGATGCCCAGGACGCATCGACCGGGTCCGATCCGGTTGCGGTGCTCAGGGACGCTCCGAGGGCCAACTCGGGGCGTTCCGCGTTTACGAGGTCATCTTGGCCGATGGCGGACAGTCCATCGGCCAGCCCGGACGGAGCCGGATGGGCGTCCGGGTGGCCGGCGGCGGGCTGCGCCGCGCGCGCCGGCAACGCGGGGCGCGTCACGGGCCCCAGGTGGATAGCGTCAGGGTCGTCAGCCAAGTGCCTTCCGGCCCCGAAGGTGTCGTAGCAGCGGGCGAGCTTGCGGCTCAATAGGTAGGACTCGACTCCGAGGCGGGTCTTGTCGTTGTCGTGCCAGTGGGTGACCGCGACGAACACGTTGACCGGGACCACGGGCAGGAGCCCGAGCAGCTTGAAGCGGCGCAGGTTTTTCAGGTGGGTGTGCGTCTCGAAGAGCGAGCGGACCTGTTTGTCTAGGTTGGCGTCGTCCTGGGTGACCAGTGTGATTTGCCAGCCTCGATGCCGATGGGTGGCGAAGTAGCGCACGATGTCGAGACGCCGCCTGACGGCCTGCGCCTTCGTCGTGGCCTGCCCGGTCTCATCGGCGTCCCAAGTGCGGGCGTTCAGCCATTGGTGGGCTTCGTCGAGCACGGCATGGCCGCGGCCTTCCTTCTGGCATCCCGGCCCGCGCCTGCAGCCCCGGCACTTGCCGCACGGCGGAAGGACGAGCCGTCGCAGCTGCGCGAGGTCATCGACGAAGTAGAACCGCTCAGCGTACCCGTGGGCAGTGGCGAGCACGCGGCCTGGGATGAGGCGGCGGAACGGATTCGATCGCGCCATCACGAGCGCCCAGGTTGGAGGGTCGCCCGCGTCGAGCTCAGCCGCCGTCCGGAGATCAACCAGGGGGACGTTTGAGACGACGATCTGGCCGCGCTCGAGCGAGTCGCGGATGCGACGCACGGCGCTGTAGCTCTTGCCGTGCCCCGGCGCGCCGGTGAGGAGGTCGATCGGCACTACGTCGTCGGCGGTCGCGGGTTGGAGGGCAGGCAGCGCGGGTGCCAGCTAGGCCCGAGGTCCACGTCAGGACCGCAGCTGTGCCAGTCGGTAGCGCCAACGAGGAGACCCACGGCCAGGCCGAGGACGAGCACCAGGAGCAGGACAAGGTCTCTCACCAGGGCCAGTCCCGAAGGTAGGCCACGTGGACGGCCAGGCCGAGCCCGAGCCAGCCCACCAGGAGCAGGACCGCCAGCGCGCTCACTGAGGCCGCCTGAACGGGTCGCGTTTGCAATGGCAGGACCAGCAGAGCAACGCCACGTCTGAGCGCCGCTCGCGGCCCAAGCGGCGGTAGTTCAGATGGTGGACCGTCATTACCCGCGCGGGGTCGGGATCGGGCTCCTGCGCATCGTACGCGGCCCCGTAGGCGTAGCGGTGGAGTTCCAGCCGACAGCCGCAGTCCTCACAACGGCGGTCGGAGGAGCGCCACCACAGCCAACGCCGCAGCTGCCACAGGCTCGATCCCATGTAGGCGCGGTAGAGGAGCGAGTGAGCCATCAGAACCGCCAAGGAGCCGCGTGACAGTCGTGCGTGGCCCGCCACAGGTGATAGGCCGACCAGAGCGGGTGATCATGGCGGGCCGCGATCCACGCTTTAGCGCCGTGATAGGCGCACAGGAGCCCGCGTCCGATCAACGGAAAGTGATGGCCCCAGACCGCCGCGCCGAGGATGCCGAGCAGCATCACACCCACCAGGAGCAGCGTCCCCCAGCCGAACCAGCGGCGGCGGCGGACGATGACCGTGACGGCACGGCGTCTCACGTCACACCTGCCGCAGCCACCGGAGAACGAACCGCAGCGCCAGAAAGGAGACCCACATGGTGACGATCGCCGCCAGACCGTCGAGCAGCTGACCGACCGGGAAGAACCAGTTCAGCCAGCCGACCCAGTCGCCTCCGATCGTCCCGATATGGGGCATGGTCGGGAGCACCGCCGCCGTGACCGCCCAAACCGAGCCCAGCAGCTGAAAAAACACGTTGGCAACGGTCTCTAGGCCGTAGATGAAGAACGACCCGATTAGCTCGATGCCGTCGAGAATCCAGCCAAGGACCGTCAGCATCAGTCCTCGCCTTCATTGCCGCCACCGCCTCCGGTCGAGCCGCCGAGAGCAAAGCCTGCGATCCACCACACGATGCCGATGAGCGAGACCGCCAGGAGTATCGGGCGGATGTACGACATGACCGAGCTTGTATCGACGCCGAAGACGCTGCCCAGGTTCGCGTGGATGCCGCAGGTGGCTCCGGCTGAGCCGCAGCTAGTGAATGGCAGGTTCATGTCGAACGTCGGGGCGACTGGACTGGCGTTGAACGCGGCCAGCTGCGTAGCCGTCCAGCACGGGACCCCGAACGGGAACACGTTGCACGGGGTCGCACCGGTCGGGGGGGTGATGCCAGGGGGCACGGGCCCGACCGGACCCCCGGTGCCGGTGCCGGTGCCGGTGCCGGTATTGTCGGCGGGGTTCGTGTCCACCTGGACCGCCGTTGACGGGTCCACCTGGGACCCCGCCGTTGGGACCGTGGCCGTCACATCGTTCGGTGGGACGCTGGGGTCCGCCTCCGTGTCAGTCAGGACAACGTCAGTGATGGGACCAGTGATGCCCGCAGCCTTGGCGGCGTCCCGGTATTGGTCGAAGGTCTCGCCCGAGGTGATCTGGGGCAGAGTGACCGTCTGGGAGCCAGTCCCAGTCGGGAACCCCGAGCACGGAGAGTTGGGCTGCGCACAGGTGTAGTCGTTGACCTTTTTGCAAGTGGTCTCGGCGGCAGTCGCGTACGTGTCCGCCGGTGGGAAGGACGCGGTCAGGCAGTCGGTCGCGCCCTGCTTGACCTGATCCTCACTGGGCGCGGGCAGCGTCCCCTGCGAAGTCGTCTCGGCGAGCGGGGAAGAAGTGTTCTGCCCCGGTCCAGGAAGAGACGTGACTTCCAGCGGGCAGGCAACGGCCCAGTTAGAGCCAACCTTGACGTTGTTTGAGTCGAAGTCGTCGGCCAGGTGGAACCGCTCGCAGCCCCCGTTGGCAAGTGCCGGAGCGTTCGTAATCGTGTCGTTCCAGTCGCTGTAACCAAACCCGGTCGCGGAGAACTCGGCAACCATCATGTCCTCCGGGATGACCGCGTCCGTGACATTGCCGAAGTGGCAGCTGCCGCACCCGCCGACCGGGCCAGTGCACTCCGTGGCCGTGTTCAGGGTCCCGATCTGGGCGTCGGTTAGCTGGTGGTCGTCGCACAGGTTGAGCCCTCCATACGAGAGAACGAAACCCGTCGCCGACTCGTCCACATGACACGTGCCGGTGCAGCCGGTCGAGGCGTTGTAGGTCGCGCCGCCGCTGAATCCGAGCAGGCCCGCGATCCAGCTGCCCACGTGCCAGCCGACGTAAGCCGTCGCTGCGACGGCAAGAAAGCTCTGCAGCGGGAACGCCGCAAAGGTCGGCCACAGCCCCTCTCCCGTGAGCATGTCGAGAAACCCGGTCTTACTGACGGTCGTGACACCGCCGTTGAGAAGCCCAGGATCCTGGACCCCGGATGTCGCAGCAAGCTCGTCCCAGATCGAGGTCCCGGCCTGAGCATCGGAGGCGGGGATGTCGCTCGGGATGGGCTGACCGACCCCCTCGTAGCCAGCCGCGACGTACTCGTTTCGAAGCTGTATCCACGTGTCATAGGAGATCTGCCGCCCGGTGTTGACCCCGTTGTCGTCATACCAGGTGTACCCCGGCCCTACCTGGCCGGGCCAGTTGGTGGTCTGGACCTTCCAGTAACCGGCTAGAGCACTCGGAGCTGCCGCGAGGCCGACCACCAGGACCAGGCCGACGACAGCTCCGAGTACCCACCTTCTCAGACCTTGACGAACTTGCGAACCGCCCGCACCGCGATCGCCAGGGCAATCAGGGCCCCGATCACCCCGAGGATGACCGGCAGGTTCGACGTCAACTCCGACGTCACCGAGGTCGTAACCGGAGTGATGTCGTAGGTCGCGGTCGCGCCAGCCAGGCCGACGAGACCGAAGAAGGCGGCGGACATTGCGCCCGCAGCCAGGTAGAGCTTGCTCTTCACAGGAATCACCCCCTTCCGGAGCGATCGAGGGACAAGGACAGTCCAGCGCGGCGGGCTTGGCCCCTGCGCCGTTGCCGTCCGCCCTCACCAGGGCGCGCGCGCCAGATTGAGAGCGGGCCAAGATCATGAGCCCGAGTCCAGCCAGCCAGCGGCGCGGAGCAGCGCCCGCACCATGACCCAGCTGATGAGAAACGCGAACAGGACAGCCGCCGACCATTCGACAATGCCGAGGCCCGCCGTGAACGCCGCCGCCGCGCCCGAGTCGATCCCCGCCCAGCTAGGCATCAGGGCCAAACCTTCCGCAGGAACTCCGCGAGCAGGAACGTGCCGACGACCACGCCGATAAGGACCCAGATATCGTCATGACTGGCCTGGCCGATGCCGTCCTGAGCCGTCATAGTCGCCGGGTCGAGGCCCACCGTCTGATCGGTCGGCCAGTTCGTCACCTGGACGGCCTGACCGGAGCCCCCGGCAGGCAGTGAGACGTTGAGCGGATTGGAAGAGGTCCAGCCCGCGAGAACGGAATGAACTGCTGTCACGTCCTGGCCGATCGCCTGCGCATCCGCGTGTGCGGCGGTCTGGCCGGTCGTTAGGTCCGAGTCCAGCTGGTCGAGCCGGTCGGCCAGGGCGTGACAGTTCTGGTCGGCGTCCGCGTTCAGCTGCGTGATTGCGGCCACCACAGGATCGGTGCCGGTGTAGGTGGGCGGCGCGGTCGCGCAGCCCGTCGGCGCCGCCGCCGCCACCCCGGAGGAGAGGAGGAGGACGACGGCCCCGACGAGAGCGCCCGTGCAGCACCGCGCGCGCACCGGAGCTAGGCAGCTACCGGCGTTGACTGCTTGCCAGGCTTGGCATCGACGATGCGGAACTTCGGCTTGGGCCGTCCGCTCCGGTCGTCGATCCGAACCTGCAGGGTCACGTTGATGAGGTCGCCCGGCTTGACCTCACCGTTGATGTGCTCGGCCAGGGACCAGTCGAACAT